GATAATTTAGAGTACCTCTTACTTCCCCATCTTCTTCATCAGGATCAAAAATCTTACTGCCTGGTTTTGCTTCTGGATTGTCACCTAGACCAGACTTAACGCCGCCTACTGCTTTGCCAACAACACCACCTATAGCTTTACCTATACCTTTTAAAACACCATCGCCTTTTTGTTGTGTGCCAGTGCTATCAGTATCTGACTGTTGATCGCCTGCTTGCGCATCTTGTGGTGTACTAACATCGGCGGCTGCCGGATCTGTTAAATCTGCGGCTACATTGTTTAATACCTTATCTAATACTTTTGTTGGAATTTCAGCTTCCATAACACCCATAAATTTTAGTGCGTTAAAATAATCTTGATCTTCTTTTAGATCCCAGTTAATTTTTTCAAAGTTTTTTCTATAGCGTTGTGCGTCTTCGCTATACATTGACATTAACTGTAGTTGTTTGTTTGCTTTTGCTCTAGCATTTCTCTTTGCTATAGCACCGGGCGTTTGACTTAACTTACCTGCGACTTTCCCGCCACCCTGTGTACGACCGACGGGCTTTTTAACAGCTGGTGTTTTAGGAGCCATACTTGGAATAGGATTATTTTTAAATAGATCGCCTTGTGAACTGTTAGGATCGTCTAGATCTAAACTAGCCTGCTTCATGTTTGCTGTATTGTTACCAGGTTTAAGAGGATTGTTTGGATCTGTTGAAGTTTGTGCCACTGGCTCGTTTTTAACAGCATCAGCTGGAGGTTCAGTTGAAACTGGTTCTTGCTTTTGTGGTGCTAGTGCTTGTAATTCTTTATCGATTAATGAAGCAACTGCCTTAGTATCAACACCTTTGCTCTTGAGAAACGCAAGCAGTGTATCTGTTGTTGGATTTGTTGTTCCAACTTTATCAGCCATTCGGCCTACAAACTGCATATATTCTTTTTTTAGTTTATTTGCTGTGTCACCTGATTGAAGTTGTCCTTTAGCAACATCACTTCCAAAAGCTGATTTTGCTTTTAAGCCAGCTCTTTTAAACATGCCTTGTGGTGCTTCATCTAAATGTGTGATGTTTTCTAATTGATTTAATTTCATTTTACTATCTCAAGATCTCTTATTTATAACACTAATAAGTGAGCTAAAGCTCACTTGTGTTTATCGCTATCGCTCAAACACATTTTTTTATTATAGATATTTATACAATATAATAATTGCGAAGCAATTTTAGCTTTATGTAGATTGTTTCAGTCAGACGGAACCTGTTTAAGGGTTCCATCTAATCTTGACTTTATGTGAGTCCGTCACAGCCGAGACTTGGAAGTAGGTGTTTGTTATACTGCTACACAATGGGCTCTGACCTTTCCCAACCTACGTCGACATCAAAATATAGCTTATAAGCAATAATTCTAAATTATAGCTAATACACTATATTTCTACCTCCCGCCTCGTTCCTAGTGCTAAGGAGTTTTTATGTGTAATATACAGTTTTTCGACAGCCAACATTCTATCTACGTCAACCGGTGAGCCCAATTTGTTTGATGGCTTCCACACTCTGGTGTGTTGATCAACGTGTACGTGTGTTCCTATTCGGAGACTTTTTCCACAGCGGTATTTCTAAACTGGCCCGCCAACCTTATGTGTTGGATTGCTTTGCCTTGATGCTATGTTCTAGCAATGCCTGTCGTAACTTGTCTGAACCACCAACTCTAACATTAATAATACCGTTGTAATAATCATCTCTTTCTAATACACGGCGGTCAAACTGTTCTCTTGCCTCGATATAGGACATTTCGCCCCTACCTTTACATAGGTATAGTATTTCTCTTGTGAAGTTTTCTGGGCCTAGTGCTTCAACGTCAGCGTTTAATCTATCAGATGAACCCCAATAGTCCTTCCAATCGCTTTCTTTTGTGCCTCTGCGTTTATTCTTTTTGCCTTTGAGTGGCGGTTTAGTAGTTTTAAATTTGGCTAGTTTTTTGCCTACGTACTTTTGCCCAGTAGTTGTGTTTGTGATTAGGTAAACAAACCCTTCATATTCGTCTGGAATAGAATCTAAAGGTTTATTCTGGTAAGTCCATGTTGGGTTTGTCTTCATCAACACTACTTACTTTCTTTGGTCTACCTACAATGCCTTTTCTGGTTGCCTTACGATCTTGTCTTTTTGCCTGTATTTCGTTTCTTCTGATACTAGAAAAGTTTCTAATTTCACTTAACCAATACCTTGCTTTAATGCCTGCGGCATCTGAACCACTATACTCAAACTTATCTTGCCATTTAAAGTATTCCTGAAATGCTCTGATTAGTTTGTCATGTGATTCTGTAGTCATTCCACCAATTCGACATCATTTGAATAGGATGTAAATCCATTTTCTTTAATAACTTTAAGAACTTGATTAACACGAGTTGCTAAATCATCTCTGTGTGAAATTAAGAATACATTTTTATCACGTTCTCTAGTCATTTTCTTTAATACAGCAATACTAGATTCAACTCCACTTGAGTCCATGCCGCTGTCTACTAGTTCGTCAATAAACAGTAAATTAATACTGTGATACAAACTTTCCCATACATCACGGAATGCCCAACTCATAGACAAGATGAGTCTATTTCGTTCACCTCTACTGAGATTATCGAAGTCTAAGTCCTGTCCTAGTTGTGTAATAACCACTGTTAAATCGTTCTGAAATTCAACTGTGTGAGGCAAACCGATCTTGCTTAGATAATAAGTTAACCGCATATTCAAGTAATTTAGATTCTGATCAATAATACGTTTTCTTACAAAACTATCTTTGTTTGTAAGCAGTTTATACAAGAATTCCTGATGTTCTTTTACTTTTGTAAGGTCATTAATTGCTTGCCAATTAATTTCTTGTAAAGCAGTTTCTTTTAATTCAACAATCTGTTCTTCGTACGGATTAATTTCTGTTTTTTTATTTTCAAGCTCTTTATGTAAACTTGTCAGTGTACTTCTATGATTAACTGCTTCTTCTAATGAATCATATTGTGTAGGAGGACAACTTTCTAATTCGCCTACTTCCTTAATAACAGCAGTGTGTTCATCCCACTGTGTGTTATTTGCTAAGATCTGTAATGCGGCTTCCTGTTTTTGTTCTTCTTTGCTGTTTAAAATATCTTCTTGTTGTTTGTCGTGAAGATCCTGTCCACAAGTATGACACTTGTGTTCTTTTAGCATTAAAATTTCTTTATTAAGTTTAGAAATAGTTTTTTCTTGTTTACTATTATCTGCTTCAATATTAGCAATCCAGCGTTGCGCTTCTTCTAAACGTTTTTTCTTTTCATTAAATGATTCAAGACATTTATGCGCTTCGACTTCTTCATCAATATTAATGCGTTCTAAAATATTAATACTTTGATCTAGTTCACTAATAGCACTATTATGGTTGTCCTGCCAAAGTTTTTGTTTTCTTTCTAAACTTTGAATAGACTCTTCAATTTTTTGATTGCTAACTTTAATAGTTTCAATTTTTGTGTTTTCTTGTTGAATAAGATCTTTACTAATTCTAACTTGTTCTTTTAACGCATCTGCTTTTTCACTTAGAATAGTAATACCTAGTAACTGCTCGATAATAGCACGTTGATCGTTTGCTTTTAAACTTAGAAACGGCTCAGTATAAGTGTTTAAAGCAATTAAGTGCTTAAACATGTCGTGACTCATGCCGAACAGTTTTTCAATTTCTTTTTGTGTTTGTCTGCTGTCGCCTTGGCTTTCGTCAGCTTCCTCAGTTTGGTATTCTTCACCGTCAACACTTAACTTGAGAATATTAGGTTTGCGACCACGTTCGATATGATAAGCAACCCCATTCTTTTCAAAACTAACAGTAACAAGCATACCTTTGCTGTTAATTTTGTTAACTAGATTGTCTCTCTTAATGTTAGTTAATGCGATGCCGTAGATAGCATAACTTAGACTGTTGATAATAGTTGTTTTACCGGTACCGTTTCTAGCACCACTGTCATCGCCTCCTAGATCTAAGTTTTCACCTAGCACAAGTGTTAGCATACCTTTATCAAAATCAATTGCTTGAGTTTGATTGCCTACACTCATGAAATTACGAACTGTTAGATTTTTAATTTTAATCATAGGTTATTATAGATCTCCAATAGAAGTTTTTGATCATACTGTTCAGAATCAATATTTGTAATTTGATTAACAACAATAGTATCAACACTTTCAAATTTTAAGTCAACAGGTTGAATATCTTGACCATCGATTTCAGTTTTTTCAGGAATCAGCATAAGTTCACGCAGATTGTACTGCGGCATAAACGTTTCTCTAATAAAGTTTGCTTCTTCAAAACTGATCGGAACGTCAATTGTTACACGACAGTGCATCTTTTCTTTTAAAAGATTATCTGGGTTTTCTAAAAGTTTAGAAAGTTTTATTGTTCTGTAAAGAGGCTGATCAGGCCAACTACGGTATTCCGGTTTGCCACCCCATTCAAGCATCATCATTCCGCGGTCATCATCCCACGCATCGGCGTAGTTGTGCGGAAAGGCATTGCCCATATATGTAATGTTTCCTTTGGTTTGGCGCTTGTGAAAATGTCCAGAGAAAACATACTCTTGGTTAACAAAATCGTCAGCCTGTAGCTGACCGTGATCAGGCATCTGTACCATTGCGTTCATGTAGAACAACGGTAATTCAAAATGTCCAAAAACATATCTACTTTTAATATCCTTAACTTTTTTCCATTCTTCACCTACTAGCCATGGAAGAAGTGTAACATCACCTTCAGTAATAGGATTGTTCACGGGAACAATGTTAGGAAACAGTCTAGCAAATTCTAAACTGTGAATTTCTCGTTTGTCTTTGTAAAATTCGTCGTGATTGCCAAGCATAAGATAAGTTTTATCAAATGCGTTATTAAGTTTTTCTAGGTTACTAACACTGTAGTTCATCGTACTAACATCAGTAGTCGCACGATTATGGTGCCAGTCGCCTAAAAATATACAAGTATCACAATTTTCTTTTTTGGCTTCTTCTATGAACCATTCTATAAAATCTTCGCAGTCTTTGTTGTGTAGTCTACTGCCAGACTTCATTCCGAAGTGGATATCAGTGAAGCAAGCCGCTTTTTTAAATAGCGCCATTATTTCATTCTCCTATACTAGTATAAGGTCTTTTTGTTAAGAAGTCAACTATTTCTTTTCGCCGTTTTGAGCGGGATCGACACCTGTGCCTTCGTTAGAGTTTTGTCTAGACCAACTTGGGTTCATGCCGTTCATTTCAAGAATATCGTCTCGGATATTTTGATTACGTTTTTCGATATTAATAATTCTTACAAACGAATTAGTAACAGCGGCAGTATAATAAGCAAAAGGATTCTGTGATTTTGACTCGTCAAATTGTAATCCAATTTGTGCTAACTGTAAAATTGCTTGTCCACGCATTTCATCGTTGTAAGTATATCCGCGAACATTACCTCTTGTAGCATACCGTTCACACAGTTTCATCCACATCTTAGCAAGCTCGTTAGTTGCTTGACCGTCTGTTTTAGAGAAATAACCGTTAGCCATGCCTCCAACCCAGTGTGATTTACCAACACACACTAAATTATCGTTTTCATCAAATTTCCAATGCTGGAATGGAGGAAAATTTACTCTTTCATGTGCGTCTGCTACTGTTTTTACAGTTTTCTTACGACCCGGAGCAAGCGGAACATGCTCGAAAGTCATAATTCTAAATATTAAGTCTTTTTTATCTATCTTTTGATAGGGAATTTCAAAATCTTTTGCTACTACTTTTTGCTTTTCTGCTTTTGCCTTTTCGAACTCAATAGTTG